GGTGTTACTCCCATCCTGAAGTATATTCCAAAGGATGCAAAGGTATGGTGTCCATTTGATACTAAAGAGAGTGAGTTTTTCAAGCAGATTGGAGCACAGAATTTAGTCATCTCAACACACATTTCAACTGGACAAGACTTTCTAACTTATGAACCTGACTTTGAGTGGGATGTAATTGTATCCAATCCACCATTCACAAACAAACGCAAGTTCTTTGAGCGAGCATTGTCTTTTGAGAAACCATTTGCACTGATTATGACTAACACTTGGTTGAATGATAGTGCTCCAAAGCAGTTGTTCAAGGATAAGGACTTGCAGTTGTTGATGTTTGATAAGCGGATGAAGTTTCATAGCCCTGATGGTCGTCCAAATGATAAGATTACGTTCAGTAGTAGTTACTATTGCTGGAACTTTCTACCAAAACAGATCATTATGGAGGAGTTGGATGTGCCATCTTCCAAACTGGCACAGAGGTCACCCAACAGTGCCCGTTTGCCTGTATGATTACAAGGTAATCAAGAGAACGACCCAATGCGCCTTCTGACCTCTGCCACTCAGATCGACTTCTACCCTGTTGCTGGTGGCAAGCGTTTCGTCAAGCGTGTGATCTGGCATCCTGGTGCTGAGACTGAGATGACTTCTTTCAGCACTCGTGTCAAGTCTGATGCTCTCTACGACATCCGTAACTACCTTGCTAACGGTGCTGAGGTTATTGACTTCAACACTGAAGAGTACAGCGGTAAGGATTACTCTCCTGTTTACTGTTGATAAGATATAAAAGTGAGAGGTGTTGATTTCCTCTCACATTATGTTATAATTGTAATGTAAATCATCAAAACAAACAATGCTGATGTATCAACAATTAGTTATCAACAATCTTGCATATGAAGAACTTATACTTCTTCAACAAATTATGATTGATGTTCAGGACAGTGGTATGTACGCAAAGTATGATAGTGATATATTTGATGAACTTTTTGAAAAAATTATGGTTTCCTAATCGATGAAGTATTTGTATCTTGTTAATTACTGGGTTCCTTTTCCAAGTTCTGAGTATGGAGGATTGATTGCAATTGTTGCTGAGAATGACAATCAATGTCATGATATTTTAATTGATTGGCGTGATGAATTTGAGTCTGATTATGATGATCGGATTCAAGAAAATGTATACAGAGCAACTCGTTTAATGTTGAGTCATGAAGAGAGCGAAGAAATCGGAGTTGTTGACTCTTTCCTTACCTGAATCATTCAAACACACAGCACCAGAGGGTTACAGTTATGAAGTTGAAGAATTTAAACGCAACATCATTGCTATTTGGATTCGCAATCATTATCAATTTGTTTATAACGATGGTGTTAGTGCGCGAAGTATTTGGGGATTCTTCAATACAAAAACCCAATCCTATCACGTCCCTATTAACTCCACCAAGCACGGAGATTCGGTAGAGTTTGGAGACACCTCTCCATATTCTGCAATGCAACTTAAACTCACACCATTAGAACTATGTTTTTCGTAAATCAAAAATCCAAGGAGCAACAAATTATCGATCTTGAGGCATATTGGAGCGGGCAAATGTGTGTGCTTGTTTCCGATGATCGAATTGATGATTCCGATGCATTGTATCAAGAATTTGTAGTTGATGGTGAGGAACCAAGTGAGTGGATATTTCTGGAGTATGTGAATGATATTTAAACAGGGAATGATGGTTCTATATGAGGATCAAATTGGATTCATTAATTTTGTTTCAGAGTATTATTGCACTGTGACAGTTTACTATGGAGAACATCCTTCTCAAGATGTAAATATTGTAGTTGTTCCTGATAAGTATGAAAAAATCAAAATCTTTAAAGAAGGATGATTTAATTGTTGTTAAACCATTTCACGAAACATTTCCTTATGGATTAAGTTGGACAACACAATTTGGAAAGAAAACTCTAGAACACTTTGCTTATTTCCCTTATGACGACTACCGAACCAAATACATTCAACAATACAAAAGAGATGGTGGAAAACGATTTAAACGATTCAAAACAAAACCAAGAGATACAGTGGATTGATGATGCTTTTAAGGTATATAAGACACGATTTGGTTTATGGCATAGTGAGGCAAAGAATGGTGAAAAATTGATTAGTTCATTAAGTGAGGAACAATGTGTAAAATCAACGCGATTTTATTTAAAAGGAAAGCAAGAAGGATGGGATGAGAGTAGAGTATTGAATGATGGTATTGTAGGTGGAAAACTTTAGACTGGGAGATAAGGTGATTTATCTTGGTTGTACTGAAGAACAGATAAGATGGGGAGGTAATGATGATCCTTCAAAGATATTAATTGAAGGTGCAGTGTATTATGTGGAAAAGATTGAGGTTCATTCTTCACACACAAAATTGACACTTCGCGGTGTTTATGGTAAATTTAACAGTGTATGTTTTAAGAAATTATGACAGTTCGAACTTTTGTAAGTACCAAAGGTGAAACTTGGGAATGGGAAGAGACACCAGAAAGTGTCAAAGCACTTGAGATCTACTGGCATATTGTAGATCAAAATCAAAAACAGAATGAAAATGAAAAGGTATAGAATTGGATTTAGATGGAATGATGGAAGAGAAGAATATATAGAGTTTGAAAGTTCTCTTTCTTCAACTGAACTTGCTGAAGAATTAAAGAAAGCAGATAAAACTGGAAAACTCGAAACTGTTTACGTCAAATCACTCTCATGAAATTTCTAGCACTTGCATTTGCTGCTGTTACTCTTATGCCCACCGCAGCATTTGCCGAACATCGTCGATCTGTATATACTCATCGATCTGAATACTGTCAAAGGTATCAGGTAAGAGAAGAGTATATTCCTGGAAGGTATGATGCTCACGGTAGGTATCAAAAAGGATATGTACAAATCTTCCGTGACGAAGCACCTTGTTGGCGTCATCGTCAAGAAAGGTATGAAAACCGTTATTATCAAGAAAAGTATGAACACTCCTCTTGCCGCACAACTCCTACTGTTCTAGGTGGATTGTTAGGTGGTGGTATTGCTGCTGGTATCTCAAAGAAAGATGCTTATGCTTGGTCAGTTCCTGTAGGTGCTGCTGTCGGTGGTGCACTGATTGGATGTACATAAAACCAATAACACCCACACCAACTATACTTATGTGGATGTTTCAATGATTTGTGACATCCACTCTGACAACCCTCTAATGTATCACAAGCTTCTCTGATACTGTTAAATGTAAACCTTATTCTATTGGTGCGCTTATCTAATCCATATATTTGTTTTGATATAGGACGATCATCTATTTTTATAATACGGTGACCTTTTACTTTCCATCCATTATTCATTGAACGTGAAAGGTTAGAAGGAATTACACCTAATGCTTCTGCACATTCAATTAAACTCTCATACACATTCTCTTCAAGTGTATCGACGTTTATAGTCTTAATTGCTCTTTTATGATGTAATCCACAGTGCTTATATGTTCTATTCCCAAAAGGTGATTTCTTTTTCTTAGGTTTGACTTCAACTGTAGGTTCTGATATAATAGGAGAAGGATCAATGATGTTCTTAGGTTTAATGTTATATCCTTTATTGTAAGCATCATACTGTTCTATCCAATAAGATAGTTTCTCATTCAATAAGGATTCATGACATTCTTCTAAGACCTTTAAAGTAAAGTTACCAGCACCATATTTCCTTATTGCTTTATACAATGCCTTTGAAGACATTCTGTTTGCTATATCTAAATGTTCCTTCCATTCCTTATTCAATTGTTTGGTAGTTGATCCAATGTAGTGCTTATCTGCATCTCTAGAGTAGATAGAGTATATTAATCCTTGCATAGACTGATAGGGTAATTCTACTATACTGATACTCTATTTAATATACTGATAGGATACTAATACTCTAAGGTATTCCGGGATACTTACTCTCCGGGTTGTATAAATAACTTCTTGTCTTTTATATGGTTCGTAATGTCTTTAGAAATCCTTCTTAATTCCCTTAGAAATCCTTCTTAATCCCCTTAGAAATCCTTCTTAATCCCCTTAGAAATCCCCTTAGAAATCCTTCTTAATACCCTTAGAAATCCCCTTAGAAATCCCCTTAGAAATCCCCTTAGAAATCCCCTTAGAAATCCCCTTAGAAATCCCCTTAGAAATCCCCTTAGAAATCCCCTTAGAAATCCCCTTAGAAATCCCC